ACCATGCGCTCGAGGTAGCCGGGGTCCTCCACCGTCCACCCGAGTTGCGTGCCGCGCAGCCACGCCAGAATGCTCGCCTGCAGGATGCGCGGAGACACCGCACGTTTCCCGGGAGGGATCGGCGTGCCGTCGCTGACCAGCGAAACGCTTGAGTAGTTGCGGCGATACCAGAACCCGAGGTCGCGAACGAACTTGACCACGGTATAACGGTTCTCGACCCGCTGCCAGGCGCCATCCGGCGCGCCGGTGAACGGATCAAACTTGTATGTGGTGAGCGGCTCCTCGATCCACAGCGAGGTCATGCGGATGCCGCGCGCGTTTGCAATATCCCAGTTTGCGATTCCGGCATCAAAGAAGGCCCGTTTCTCCTCGGGCGACCACACCCAGGCGCATTGGCGCGAATCAAAAAGGTTACCCAGCAATCCGTTGTCATACTGCACCGGCCGGCTCGGGTCCCAGCACCCGGTGCAGCACACACGCGAGGCGAATGCTGCCGACATCACATAGCCCGGGTACTTGTAAGGAAGCTCGCCAGGATTGGCCCTGACCGGAACGACGGTTTCCTCCGGGTTGTTGCGCTGGCGCCCGTACGCGGCGATCTGACCGGCGGTGTTGCTGAAAGAGTGGAACATATGCCCACCCTTGAAATCGCCCTGCACACCACAGCGCCAGTTGCGCCGGATCAGGTTGATGATGAATTGCGTGAGAATCTCGTCCTCAGGACCGAGCGCCACACAATCCCAATGACAATTGAACGGCAGGTCGAGGAGCTCGGTGTCGTAGACCCCGGAGCCAACAACGGTGCGCAGCGCGACCGCTATCTCAATGCCGGGCGGCAAGGCATCGCCGAAACGCGGATTCCACAACGGCGAAAACCAATTGCCAGGCTGGCCGGAATTCTTCGCCGTTAACGTGACGACGTTAGCCGTCGCTGAAACATCGAACGGGAAATCGATCTGCCGGTTGAATTGCGTTGCCAACGCTGCCGCAACCGAATCGGCGGAGGCACCGACGTTGACCGCAACCACGAACGGCATATCGAGAACGTCGACACTCAAGACGCCAGTGTCGCTCGCCGGCCCGGTAATGGTGATGGTGTGCTCCGCCTTGACGCCAGGGTCGGGATCGTCGAGCGGCGCGATGTAAAGCGGGAGCTCGGGGCACGTATCAAAGTGCTGTATCGCCATCACCGTGGCGACACTGCCGGCACCGAAAAGCTCGCGCGCCTCATTGACTGAATAGATGATGTAAAACTCGCCCTGCCTGGCACCGCTGTCGAAGGGAGCGGGAAGCATCGGCGCAACGTACAGCGGGCGGCAAAGCTCGGCGAGCGGCATGTAGCCCGAGACACACCACGTGAGAAAGTTGCCTCTAGCCGCTGCAATGCTGATGTTGTTTTGGGCCATGTTCACCACTCCCGGTGTCAGCCGTTCGGATGAACATTACCGGAAGCGGTACGTGGCGGCAATTACTTCTCAGTCTTTTGTTCTGCCACCAGCGCACCTGATCGCCGATGGTGCGGCGGACTTGAGCGCGAAGTCACGGCCTTTGGCCATGGGCGGACCTCCGCGGTTTGTAGTGTTTGAGGCAATCGGCGCGCCTTCGGTCTCGCACCTCCTGAGAGCAGCGCTCGAAAATAGCGCCGCAACCCTCACGATCGAGATTGTAACCGCACAATCCGCAGGTAAACCGCGCCAAATAACGACGCTGCAAGCGGGTGCAATCAGCAAGCGCTGTCATTTGCGCACCAATGGGCGACGCGCCCGGCGCTTTCTGCCATCATCACTCTGCTGGCGCACGCGGCCGCGGCGGCGATGGCGCTCGCTCCGGCCGCGGCCGATGCATCTGCGGCTCGCGCGGCTCGATCACTGCCACCGCTGGTATCGGGTTGGCTTCCGACACCTTGACATGATGCATGCGCTTTTTCGGTCCGGCAGCCGCCGCGCGCAGTTGCTCGGCAGGGTCGACGAGAACCGCCTTCGGATGCGCAGGGTTTACGACCAGATCGCCGGCCTTAATGGCTTCCGAGATTGTTGGCGAGCTCGGGACCAAGACGAACTCGTCCTCGCCGATCGGCCCGGTATCCGAATAAACGATGGCACCATTCTGCGCTTTGACCGATCGCATGACGACACCCGCTTGCGGCGGCCGATAGTCGGTCGGTAATTCCGCAATGGTTACGCCCTTTCGTCGCGGCCATGCCGCGCCACTCTGTCCTAAGGTTCCCATGCTCGCCTCCTGTCGTGGTGCACTGGTTTGCAATCCAAAGGCAATTTTAGTCATCTGGCAACTCCGGGTCGCGTAATGGCCAGCCGCCGATCGCCGGCCAGGTTGCGCCGGGCGGCTCCGGCTCGAGCCACCGTCCTTGCGTGAGCTCGCGCTGCGGCACCTCGCCGCCGCACGGATCGCAGATCACCGGGCAACCCGTTGCCACACGAACGTGGAAGCGAGCGTCGAACCCCTCGCCACACACCTCGGCCGCGGTCGCCTCGGGGAAATTAATCTCCTCGGGGAACACAAACACAAACGCCAGCTTCACAGCCGGCAGGCGCGTGCCCTCGACTTTCATGCCGCCGTACACGGCCGGCTTGTACCAGGGATAAGGCTGCCAATTGACCAGCACATCGATGAGCTGCTTTTCGGCGAGCTCGGCGTCCTCGGCCGCCATCCATTCGTGCTCGCTGCCATGGCCGTCGAGTTGCGCAACGAACGTCACCGAACGCGGATTGAGGATGCTTTGGGCGGGCTGATCGACCACGACGACACGAATGCGCGTCACGGTCGGAAACACCATGAGATAAGGCAACGGCAGCCGCGACCATTGCTCCTCGCTGACCTGCCGCATGCTCAGCTTGATGTTGTCCTTAAATATCGTGTCGTGCGCGCGCAGGCGCTTGACGATCTTCGTGTAGAGGCTCTCGGGAATGCCGTATTGCGCTAGCAACAACGACCGAACTTGCGTGATGTCATCCACTGGTGAACCTCACCGCTTGCGCAAGTTGGTCGGCCGCTGGCCGCGCCGACAACGTTTCGTCCAAAGCCTCGGCGAGCATTTTGCGCTTGGCCATGCGCCGCGTACCGCTCGCCAGAAAACCAGCATAAGCAACGCCGGCGGAAATTGAGCCGGAGCGGCCGGAGGCCTCGACGCTTATCGAACCAACGAGCGCGCCGCTGCGCAAACCGGGATAAGCGCCAGGCGCAGACGGGCTCGGCCCCGAGGCGCTCGTGATGAAATGATTGCGCGCATCGTCGAGACGCTCCTGCAGCCATTGCGCCAGCATCCCCTCGTCGATTTCCACGGTCGGCATTCCCGCCAAGTCAACCTCGACACCGATCGAAAGGCCCGCCATCAGATCACCTCGGGCACATGCGGGATCTCCCACACCGGCGGGAGCTCTTGCGTCGCCGGATCGCTGCGGCTGTCGCGGACAGTGTCCGGGGCACAAAGCATAACAGTGAACCGATGACGACCGCCAATGTCCTCCACCGTCCGTACTCGATACCATGTCTCCGCAACGCGGTCGCAATGGTAGACCCAATGGCCCAGGTCGATCTTGACATCGGGTGGAGTCCTGATTGTGATTTCGTGCGTCGGCATCCGCGCGCGTGTCGCAAACACAGCTTGATAATCGAGAATCGTCTCGCCACGAATCGGCCGGACGCGCGCGCGTACCTTGATCACGCCGGGCCGCGTGACGATCGTCGATACCTCGCCGTCCGGCCGTTCGACCGTCGTGCACACAATCACTAAGCTGCGCAAGTCGCCGATGCTCGGCAGCATCGCCTTGCCGGTGCGGCTGCGAGTGCCGGGACTTATCGCGCTTACAGGTGCCGCCATGTCACGCCAGGTAGGTCATCTGACCCGATAGAAACGCCTTGGCGCCGCTCCTGCTCAGAATGCTCGGGTCCATGTTTGAGTCGTCGCCGCGGTTCTCGACCATGTAAGTGAACAGCCGCGCTACCGCCTGCACGAACGTCGCCGGCATCGGCGAGCACGGCTCCGTGCTTCCGGTCATATATTTGGCTGTGAGCTCGCAGTAGCAGCACAACGAAATGCCGCAGGTCAGATACCAATCACCGCGCCCCTCGCCGAAGCCGGTGTAAGGGTTGGGCAGGCGCGAGGCACTGGTCCCGATCATCGGCGAGTTCGCCGGCAGCACCGCAACGAGCGTGTTGCATGAATACAGCCGCACCTGCCCGCTCGGCTTGTGCGACAGCCGCGCCGTGCCGTTGGGATTGACCGCCACTTGCTCGCTTATCTCGCGCCCGGGAAAGCTAAGCCCGACCGCCGCCGAGCAGAGCTCCCACGCCGCATCGAACCAATGGCGCAGCAGCGGCTCATCGAATGTACCATCGGTCGCCGCCTGCAGCTTGGCGATTTGAAACGCTTCCTCGTATTCGGCGCCGTTCATACGTTCACGATGAGAACAATCATGCATTCGCGCAGGTTAAGCTTGCGCCCGCTGCAGTCGACGAAGGCGAGCAAGAAATCAATGCGAAAACACCGCCCGACCGGCAGGTCGGGACTCGTCCACACCAAGACCTCGATCGCCTTGCCCTCGAGGATGTTGACGAAGCCCGGCTGATGCACCGGCGGGTCAACGGGCAACCCGGATGTCAACATAATGTCAGTGTCAGCCGCTGGCGCCGGCGGGTTCTTGAATAAATCGATGACCTCCGCTTCCTCGATCGCCGACAGGTTGAAGCCGGGAACGGTCCCGAGATAGCCGGTGAAATCAATTTGCAAGGGCTGGATCTCGCCCGGCCGCATCTCAAACGGCCCGAGGCACGCACATGACGAGAGCGGACCGCACTGCACCCCTCGGCGCGTGTCGACGAGCATCTGATTCACCGACAGCCTCCCCAAAATTTGGACACCCGGCGCTCACTGAAAAACTTCGGCACGCGGCGCGTGACGAAAAACACGCCGTTGCGGCATGGCAGATACCGGAACGGTGGCAGCGCCGGCATCCCGTTCATGGCCGGGATGCACGGCGGCGTCGGCGGCGGGCACGGCCCGCGGAATGCCGGTCCCGCAGAGCCGACCGTAATTACCGGAGTGCCGCGCATCGCCAACCTCCGAAACAGTGCCCCCGGTTATCCGCTTTCGGGTGCGCTCACCAAGGGGCCGACGGGGTATCCGCGCCGAAGCGCGTTGCGGACCCAAATTGTGGGCGCCGTGCCTACCGCGCGAATCACGGTCGAAGGCCGTGCGCCCTTGCGGGCATCTGATCGCTCCCACTATCGCTGCGGATCGGCATGGCTGGTTTAACCAAAGGCCACTCCCCGCATGATGGGCAGCGCCCGCAAACTCTTACCGCCGCGGCGCCGCTGCCGGGGCTGCCGGAGCCTGCCCGCTTATAGGCTGAACAAACGGCTGTCCGAACGTGCCTGTGCAGATGCACGGCGACGGCATCCACATAAGCTGGCCAACCGGCGGCCCGCCGCATGGCGCGAAGCAACGAACGACGCCAATGTCAATCTGACCTTCACCTAACATGGCTCATTCCTTTCCCTTCGGGGTTTCGGATTTGCGCAATTCGGTCATGCTGATTTCAGTTTCGGCCGCGTCTTGGGTCTCGATTTCCTCGTCGGTGATGATCTTGGCCCACCCTCGCGCCTCCATCCCCTCCGCCACGAACCTCGGCACCTCGTAAACCACGCCGGG